TTGAGCAAACTCATACATCCCAATGCAATAAGCATCAAGAGCTGAGTAATCTTGCTCAACTAGATTCTTAGTCGCTTTTCTTGCCATAGGAAAATGTTACCTGTCAAGTAGTATGTTATAGATTTCATCGACTCGCGTGTTGAGTCTTTTGATCTCAGACAACAAATGAGTAATTACATAGCCAGACAAGCCACCGAGTGCTGCAATGGTGGCAAGGTAAAGAGTAAAGAAGTCGGACTGTGTCACTTCTTGATGCCCATAGCAGGATCGTTAGCATTCAGATAACGAAGCACCGGTGGGATAACAGAAGCAATGCCTGCTGCAATGAGTGCCTTAGGATCTGACACTCCAGCTGCTGCCATTGAGATAACTGCTACTAGAAACGCTCTAGCCCATGAGCCTGCTGCTGTCTTTAGTAGTTCATTCATTATTCTCCGCCTAACATAGATACTTGAAAAAAAGCCCCGTCATTATCAGCTTCTTTCTTAAAGCTGACATGGCAGTGCTTAACATGTTTGTTAGCCCCTGTGTACTTGCGCCACTTCCAGTTAAGGACTTTAGAGCAGATCTGTCCATCGAAAATGATGTAAGCAATACGCTTGTCGGCTTTTGACTTTGATAAGGCACGAAGCTGATCTGCAAGATCGCCCATGATGTCTGGCTTTGATCCCTTAAATAAGTCACGATCGATGTCGATGGCACGAACCCAACCTTGCTCATCTGGATTATGATCTGACTTGCGAGCAGCGTGTCTGGTATCACCGATCCAACCATCCGATGTGCGGTCACGATCTGGGAATGAGTCATCGACCTGTTCCCTTAACTGACTGGCAGCTCTAGATAGTTTCGGCTTCATTCATAACAATCGGTGTAGATTGTTCCACTTTTAGCCCAAGTGCCTTTAAGTCATCCGTTGTTAAACCTAAAGCTTCAAGTTTGGAGTTTGCAGCTTCTTTAGCTGCTAAAGCTTCTGCTTTCTTTGCCGCCTTTTCCGCTGCTTCGGCTTGGTCTTTTCCGTGTTGCGCCAATTCTTCAGCGTTCATTTCACGAACAATTTGATCGCCTGTTTCGCCATTTACTATTGAGATTTCTGTTGTCATTATGATGTCGCCAATCCATAGACTGAAATTGCACCTGTGATGTTGCTACCCGATGAAAAAAACTGTAAGCCTGTGTAAGTGCGCGCGGTAATTGTTCCACCACCAACATTGAAAACTCTTATTTCTTGCGCGTCCAAAATGTTGCCTGTTAAAATTGGGGGTTGGCTTGAGTTTCCAACACAATTTATTTCTAACAAGCCTCCACAGGGGTTATTCACATTACCTGTTGAGCTTGTTAAGGTCATGCTAGTAGTGCCGCCGCCCTGATAATTTGATACACTTGTGCTGCTGTACACAGCGTTGATTGCATTAAAATAGTAACTTGAACCAGACTCGGTGCTTGATCCGTATCTAAAACGTAATAGCAAATCATCTGTGTATGTTTGGGAATAGAGAAATTCTATTGAAACTAGGTAACTTTTGTATGTTGATGAAAATACTGAGTCAATAGTATGCGTTGCAACATTAGAAAATGTTGAGCGATTGATTAAGGTCAATCCGCTACTGACTGTTGCAGGTGTTGCCCACTTTAATCCTGTTGCTGTAGTTGAATCAGCTGTAAGAACTTGATTGTTTGTGCCGACTGCTAAGCGAGCAGGTGTGTCGTTTGCTGTAGCTGCAATTAGATCGCCTTTTGCATCAACGATTGCATTCTGGATAGCGTTGGAATCATCTTGTGCAACCCATGAAAAGTCCATGTCTGTGTTAGTTGCTTTTGCAAGGACTTGACCAGTAGTGCCGCCTTTAAGATCGACCAGCGAAGCATCGATAGAGTCGCCTAGTGTCTCAATGGCTACTGCGCCATCCTTGACTAGGTCAGTACTGGTTGGTACTGCCCAACCAAAATTAGGGGTTGTTGTTGCCATTAGGTTAGAGCTCCGATCGCTTTAGACCACTGTAGTGTAGCATTTACGCCACTCCAGATAGTGTTAGTTGGAATTACTGTCGCCCATGTCGGGGCAATAAGAGAGAAGTCTGTTGGTGAAACATAGATAGTCATGTCCACAAAAGTTGGAGTGGCTCTGAGTGAAATGCCCTCTACAAAGCCTGAGAAGTACCCCTCAAACATGTTAAATGGCAGGTTAGTGATAACTACTGGCTCGCCAAAGAATAGGTTGATAAGATCGTCTAATTGGGCAGATGGCATCGTTGGGTTATCTAGTCTGAAAGTAATCTGGTCAAGCTGCGTTCTAGGCGTTGATCGAAGGGCTAGATCGCGTGAGACGATTTCAGTGACATCTGCAAGATAGCGGATGTTTGAGTCAAAGGATCTTTGATAGCGTCCGTAAGTCGAAATAGAAGCATCGTCCGTATCTGAGTAGGTGCTGCCGTAATCATTGCCATAACGCACAATCTCGCTATTTCGGATTTTGCCTATCTGAAGGATTGACTTGACGCTGGCTGGAGATGCGTAATTGCCATCCAACTGAGTTGAGCCATTAGCAGCTAGATAGTTGCTTCTATGATCTGCGTCCGCATAGGAGATACGCCCCTGCTTGTCCTCGTATAGCGTTCCAAGTGCGCTGTCTGCTATCTGCTGGACTAAGGTCTGTGTATTACGATCAGCAGCTGAAAGATTGTCCATCTGGTATAGACCAGTGTCGATCTCACCCAAGCCCACATTCTCAGCGTAAGCCCATGTAGTAGTTGGATCGTAATTGACCCATTGAAGGGCAGGTGCTACTTCTTGCCATTGATTAACTAGCAAGTCCGACAGGATAGTTGAAATCTGAACGCCATCTAGATCGTGAGCCACAGCTGCTGTGTAGATTGCTTTAGGCAATTTAGCCAATGCACCGACAGCAAGAATGGTTCCTAGAGTTACATAGCCTGTTTCTTCTGGGCTTCTGACTGAGGTCGTAAAGTCTGAAACAGTGCCACCGAATACAGGCACATAAGCCCCAGATGAGTCTTTCATCTCTAGGGTCAAAAGATCTGTAACATCTATGTCAAAAAGCGCATTAGTTGAATTGACAATCTCCATGCGAGCATAACCTGCTTGACATTGACGATCTATGTCAATTCGCCCAATGGTTACATTGACGCTAGTTACATTCGTGTACACAGTCGTACCGACTGTGATTCGCCATTCTGGAAGCCATGTCATGCTAGCGTCAAGCTCGTAGTTCCACGCTGGTTAGCGGATCGGATGTAATCTTCTAAGGCTCTAGCGATTGCTTCTGGATCTCCCACGCCTGCATTGACTGTAATTGAATAATTAGCCTGAACAGGTATCTGTCTGCCTGAGCCATTGTTGCCAAGACCTACTCCTGATCCACCGAAATCCATTGTCGGAGCAGTAGGAATGTTAGCCCCTACAAAAGGAGTGTAACCACCTAATTGGGCTTGCTCGCCTTCTGTAAGAGAATTGAAGAAGTCAATTGCAGTCACGCTAGCTGGTAGTTTTGCAGTAATAGCAGCTACCTTTTCTGGTGTGGATAGATCTCTACCACCAGTAGCAGGTGCAAGCGTAGGAGCTTTGACTTGTGCCAATAAAGCAAGCATCTCTCGAATCTTGCGTAAGGCTTCATCTAAGTTATTTTGATTGACTAAGTCTTTAGGTGTAAGACCTTTAAGAATAGACTCGATAGCCACCATCTGTGTCTTTTGATTGCTTAAAGCACCAAGAATCTTTAGATCCTCATTTAGTTTGGCTGTTGCAGCAACAATGGCTGCTTCATCCTTAGAAGCAATGACATCTTCTAGAGCAAGAATAGAACGCTTGACATTCAGACGAGCAGTGTCATTGGCAATCTGCAAGACTTGTGCAGCATCTGTTGCCTTGCCTAATTGCTCAGCCTGATTGGTTAAAGCTGCTGCAATCTGGATCTTGTCAAGATCAAAGACATCGCTGGACTTACCTAGTGCAAGATTAGCCTTGTCAATAATACCTTGTAGCTTCTTGGCTGTGTTCTGCTTATTAAGCAGAGCCAGTCTTTCTTTCTCTCTGCGTAGAGCTTCTTTCTCCATCTTAGCCAGAAGTTCTTGTTGCTTCTTCTCGGTAAGTGTGAGCTTTGCTTCTTCTACTTTGTTAGGGATGCTGATGTTCATGCCGAATTGCTTACCAGCAAAACCCTCAAAGATCTGTCTTGGAAGATTCTTTAGATTCTGGATAAGAGTCGGGATTACGCCAATAGTGCGACCAGACTGGACTGTGACCTTAGCCAGTGCTGTGGCGATTGACTCAATTACATAGGCTGCATCGGATGCGTCTTTACCGCCACCGACAAGGGCAAACGCATCAACTAAGCCACCACCAATAATCTCAGAAGCGTTATTGGTTGCAACGCTGAGGACATCAAACTTGTAAGCTGTGGTGTCAAGATAATCTTCAGCTGCTCCTGCTGACTTCTTTAGAATTACTGACAAGATTTCATTAAATGACATTGTCGTAAGTTCAGCCCTTGTTAAGCCTGTGTTGTATTTAATTAGACCTCTAGTAACTCCTACATAACCTTTACCGAGATCTTGTGTGACTGTGGCTAAATCAATGCCAGATGCTCGGCTGATCTGAATTGCATCATTAAGAAGTTTCTGTGACTGCGTCAATGAGCCAGTAGTGGTGAGCAATCCTTGAAAGGCTGGACGGAGAATGTCGTCTGCGATTGACGCTGACTTTTCTAACTTAGCGATGTAGTCTGCAATGGCAGGATTAGCAAAGCCAATGCCTAGATTTTCAACTGCGCGGCTTAATCGTGTAGCTGCTGCTTCGTCTGCTGCGAAAGCCTTAACAGAAGCCTTGCCATAAGCAATGATTGCAGAAGTACCATAAGCAAGACCTACTGCACCTGCTAACTTCTTGACATTGCTAGTGAGTTTTTGCGTTGCTGTGTCTGCTTGCTTGAAAGCCTTTTTGCC